ATCAACAGATAATGTGGCTCAAGAGCAAGAGCAAGAGCAAGAGCAAGAGCAAGAAGAAACTCAAGTTGAACCACAGGAAGAGTCCTATGAGGAAGAGTTGAGTGAAGAAAAAGTTCTTTCATATATTGGAAAAAGATATAATAAAGAAATTAGTTCATTTGATGAACTGATGGCGGAAAGGCAATCTAGTGAAGAAATCCCTTCAGATGTAGCGGCTTATATGAAGTATAAGAAAGATACAGGAAGAGGATTTGAAGATTTCATAAAGTTAAATAAAGATTTTGACAATATGGACTCGGATGGTTTAATAAAAGAGTATCTACAATCTACGAATTCAGAGTTGGATTCCGATGATATAGATGCATTGATGGAAGATTATCAATATGATGAGGACATCGATGATGACTCTTTTATTAAGAAAACAAAGATTGCAAAGAAGAAGGTTATTGGGGAAGCCAAGAAATACTTCAATCAACAGAAAGAACAATACTCTGTTCCTATTGAGTCAATAGGAGTTGGTGTTCCGGATGAAGAAAAAGAAGTATACGAGGCATACAAACAATACACCAAAGAAGCAGCGACTATTGATGAATCAAACAGGCGTAAGCGCGAATGGTTTGACCAAAAGACAAGTGAGGTTTTAAGCGATGATTTCAAAGGTTTTGATTTCAATATAAACGACAAAAAACTTTCATTTTCTCCCGGTAATCTAAGCGAGATTAAAAAGAATCATGCAACACCTCAGAACTTTATAAATAAGTTTTTAGATGAGAATGGTTTAATGAAAGACGCAGAAGGATACCATAGGTCGTTAGCTATGGCAATGAACCCCGACAAGTTTGCTAAGTTCTTTTACGAACAAGGCCAAGCTGATGCTACTGATGATGTTACACGTAAGATTAAAAACATAAACATGTCTGAACGTAAGATGTCTGAAGCTAGTACGAAGGTTGATGGAATGCAGGTCAAGTCTCTAAGCCCTGAGTCCGGTAACGGATTAAAAATTAGAAGTATGAAAAGAATTTAAAACTAAAACAAAATGGCTATATTAGCATCACCAACTTTTGGGTTGACTCCAAGCTCGGAGCAAGTCCCATTACAAACAAATTACATTACCAACTTTAACTTTTTAACTCAGTATCTTCCTGATACTTATGAGAAAGAATTTGAGCGTTATGGTAACAGAACAGTAGCTTCATTCTTACGTATGGTAGGAGCGGAGATGCCGTCAAACTCGGATATGATTAAATGGGCTGAACAAGGTCGTTTGCACACAAAGTACACAAACTGTGTTCCTGCTGCCGCTGCTGCTTCTAGTACATCTGTATTTACTATTACAGACGCTACAATTACTTCGGGTAATACAATCTCAATTCGTTTAGGTCAAACAGTTATGATTTTTGATAATGCTACGGGATTGTCAAATAAAGGAATCGTTATTGTTGCTCCTGCAGGTGCGGGTCCTACCTATACTATTACAGTTGCTTATTATGAGACAGGTGGTCAAACTTTTGCTGCCGCGTCTACTTGTTCTATTTGGGTATATGGTTCTGAATTTAAAAAAGGAACAAATGGTATGCAAGGTTCTTTAGAGGCTGAAGATACTATTTTCTCAAATTCTCCAATTATCATTAAAGATAAGTATGCAGTAAACGGTTCAGACATGGCTCAAATTGGTTGGGTTGAAGTGACTACTGAGAATGGTGCGACAGGATACCTTTGGTACTTAAAATCAGAACACGAAACTCGTCTACGTTTTGAAGATTATCTTGAAACTGCAATGGTTGAAGCGATTCCTGCAGGTGCAGGTTCGGGTGTTGCTACTCAGGTAACATTTACATCAGCCGGTAACAAAGGTTCAGAAGGTATCTTCTATGTAGTAAATGACCGTGGAAACGTATGGGGTGGTGGTAATCCAACATCTCTTTCTGATTGGGACACTGTTATCTCTCGTTTAGATAAGCAAGGTGCTATTGAAGAAAACGTAGTATTTGTTAATCGTGATTTTGGATTTGACATTGACGATATGTTAGCTGCACAAAACTCTTATGGAGTAGGTGGTACATCTTATGGTCTATTTGACAATGATAAAGACATGGCGTTAAATTTAGGATTTACAGGATTCCGAAGAGGTTATGACTTCTACAAGACTGATTGGAAATACTTAAATGACCCAACAATGCGTGGAGGTATGCCAACAGGTGCAATCGCAAGTGGAAACATCACAGGATTACTTGTTCCTGCGGGGTCTACAAATGTATATGACCAAGTTATGGGTAAAAATGCAAAGCGTCCTTTCTTACACGTTAGATATCGTGCTTCTGAAGCAGAAGACAGACGATACAAGACTTGGATGACAGGTTCTGCCGGAGGTGCTCAAACTAGCGACTTAGATGCAATGGAAGTTAACTTCTTGTCTGAGCGTGCTGTTTGTACTTTAGGTGCGAATAACTTTGTTTTATTCCGATACGGAGTTTAATAATAATTTAATTTTCAAAAGGAGGGGCGCTTTGCTCCTCCTTTATTTTAGTAACTAAATCAAATCAAATAATAATGAAAAAAAACACAACATCAGTAGATAAGACCTACAAGCTGAAAAGCAATGCAACGCCAATCTCTTTTACGTTGCCATCAAGAAACACAACGAGGTATCCACTTCTTTATTTTGATGAAGAGAACAATATGAACAGAGCTTTGCGATATGCAAGAAATCAAAAATCACCATTTGAAGATGAACAAGACGGAAACTTTCTTCTTGAACCAATAATCTTTGATGATGGATTTCTAACTGTTCCAAGAACAAATCCTGTGCTACAGCAATTTTTACATTATCATCCATTAAATGGATATGCTTTTGTAGAGGTAGATAAAACAATTGATGCTGCTCAGGAAGTAGAGATGCTAAACTTTGAAGTAGATGCATTGATTGAGGCAAGACAATTAACAATAGAGCAACTTGAAGTAGTAAGTAGAGTTATGTTCCAAAGAGACGTAACAAATGTATCAACTGCAGAATTGCGCAGAGATGTATTGATTTATGCTAAAAAAGAACCTAAGTCATTTTTAGAGATATTAAATGACCCTTTACTTAAACTGCAGTCTAATGTTCAAATGTTCTTCTCAAGCAATTTATTACAATTTAGAAATGGACAGCGTGAAGTGTGGTATAATACTAAAAGCAATAAAAAGAAAATGATGGGCATTCCATTTGGCGAAGACCCATTTGAAACAGTTGCTTTATATTTAAAGTCGGACGAGGGTATTGAGGTATTAAAGTTCTTAGAAATAAGTTCAAAATAATTAGTATATTTGCATCGTTATTAACAACTAAAAACTTTTAAAATGAACAGAAAATTCTTACAATTTACTATTGGATCTGCTACAGCACTTCCACGAGTTTTATTCTCGGCTAACGCTGATTACTTTATTTCAATGCCTACTACTAGCACGTTGACGTTTCACGCTTATGCAGCACATGCAGCATCTGATTTAATTACAATTACGTTTACTACCGCTGATGCTACTTATGAATCTCACTATGCAGTTATTAATGCTTTAGCAAGTGCTAATAGCTCTTCATCTAATCCTACTGCGATTATCGTACCTGTATTACCAATGGTTGGAGCGACACAACAATTGATTACTAGTATAACATTTGCATAATATTTACATTATTTAATAGTTAGAAAGGGCGCTTAGTTTAAGTGCCTTTTTTTTATTATCTTTGTTTTTTAACAATTAATCAAAACCTTATTAATAATGGAAAAATTTATATCTATCCCCGTAGTCAATAATGCAAATGAATCTGTGAATCAATTAATATCTGTAACGCAAATTTTATTAATTGAGCAAACAGGCCCATCAACTATTGGCATTTACTATAAATATGGTGGGTCAAGGGACCCTTTAACAATTGAATATTTAGGAAATTCAAGTTCGAGTGAACAAGCTTATACTGCTAGAGCTATTGATTCTATTGGCGCTATTGGTGCTGAACCTGTTATTGATGATGGCATGCTTAGTGCTATTCAAAATGGAGTTGTTGCTGCATTGCAAACACCGTGGAGTTCAGTTGCATATTCTATTTCAAACTTACCTTTTGCAGTGTCAGGTATTTCCTTTCAAATGAGACCTATAGATGTTGTAATTGATAACGGCGGAAATACTACTCAATTATCATAGACTATACGATAAGAGCACTTAGTTTGAGTGCTTTTTTTTTATTATCTTTGTAAAAAGAATAGCGTATGTCTGTAATGATAAACTCCGTAAGAAACACTGTAATAGCCATATTAAATAAAAATAACTATGGGTATATTTCTCCATCTGATTTTAATTTATATGCACAGCAGGCGCAGTTAGAATTGTTTATGAAATATTTCTCTGATTACAATTCAATTGTAAATAAGGAGAACGCTAGAATGTCAGGGACAGACTATGCTGATTTTGGCAAGTCATACTCCGAGCAGATGGAGGAGTTCATTGTAACAAATACATTAACAAATACATCAGTAACAAGTACGCTTTCAAATGTATATTATCTTCCATCTTTAGTTACAACAGGAGACGAAGATTATATGATAAGCAAAGTACTATGTTATTCAAAGATACTTTCAAGTGGTGTAAATACTTCTGTTGTTGCGCTTCAGTTAGTAGACTCTTCAGCTAATTTTTTATTAGCAGGGGTTTCAATTGGAGATGTAGTTGTAAACACTTCTGTTTCTCCAACTGTAACGGCTACGGTAACATCTGTGTCTGCTACGATATTAGGTCTTTCAGTAAACATATTTACATTAACACCTCAATCATATAGAGTTTTTGATTCTTCGGTTCAAAATGAAGCAGAAAAGGTTTCGGCAGGAAAGATAACATTACTAAATATGTCATCTATTACATCTCCATCTGTAAACTATCCTGCATACACACAAACAAGTGATACAATAACTGTGTATCCGGCAAGCATTATAAACTTACCATCGCAAGTTGAAGCCACTTATTTTAGGTATCCAAAAAACCCAAAGTGGACTTATATTTCATTAGCGAATGGTGAGCCTGTATTTGACCAATCACAACTTGATTATCAAGATTTTGAAGTAGGGTTTCAAAATGAAGTAGGATTAATTATTAAGATACTTGAATACTGTGGAATAACAATTAGAGAGGGGCAAGTATATCAATTTGCTAAACAGGAAGAGACCGAAAACAATGCACAAATACCATAAAAAATGACATATATATCACAATACGAATATTATGAAAATAATGGTAATAACCCTGAAGACTTAAATTGGGGGTCTTATCAATATGTTAGTTTAGCTGATGTTGTAACGAATTTTCTTTTAATGTACTCGGGAAACCACTCATTAGTTAATAATGAAGAGAGGTACAAGATATTATTCCACGCTAAACGTGCAGTTCAAGAGTTAAACTATGATGCATTTAAAGAGATAAAAGTTTTAGAACTAAATGTTCCAAATACATTACGATATATTCTACCATCTGATTATGTAAATTGGGTAAGGATATCGGTATATGAGAATGGCGTTCTAAGACCATTAAGTGAAAATATACAGACATTATCTTCGGGAGCATATCTTCAAGATAACCTTTCAAATATATTGTTTGACCAAGATGGAAATGCTTTATCTCCTCAGAACTCAGCTATAGATTATGATAGAATTACAGGAACAAAGAAATCTATCTATCTAAATGCAGGAAACCAATTTGATAATCAAGCAGGGTATAATGTAGATGGTTTTTGGTATTTTGATTATGCAATTGGAACAAGATACGGATTGAATACAGAGACCGCAAATGCTAACCCTACATTTAATGTAGATAAAAAGGCAGGTGTGATTAACTTTGATTCAGGAATGTCGGAGCGATTATGTATTCTTGAATATGTTTCAGATGGTATGGAGAGTGGAGACAATTCTCTAATAACAATAAATAAATTATTTGAGGCTTATATTTATGCTTACATAAAATATGAGGTTTTAAACGCTAAATTCGGCGTTCAAGAATATGTTATTCAAAGAGCCAAAAAAGATAAGCAAGCATTATTAAGAAATGCTAAGATAAGAATAAGTAATATTCACCCCGGAAGACTTTTAATGAACTTAAGGGGCTTAGATAAAATACTAAAATAGTATGCCAAAATTTAGCAGGAATTTTGTTTCAGGGAAAATGAACAAAACTTTTGATGAAAGAGTTGTCCCAAATGGCGAGTATATTGACGCTATGAACGTGCGTATGGGTTCAACGGAAAACTCTGAATTTGGAGTTATCGAAAACACAAAGGGAAACCTTCCGTTAACAGCCTTAAAATTTCTAAATACTCCTTTAAGCGTAGATGCAAGGTGCATAGGTGCTTATGAAGATGGAGCAATGGAGACGGTATATTGGTTTGTACATGACCCAAATTTCCCATTAGGACTAACGGGTAAGCTTGACTTACTTGTATCTTTTAACACAAATAATTCATTCCTTACTTATCACGTTATCACTATAGATAATGGCGGTAATATAAATACAACTCTAAATTTTAATCCAAAGTATCTTATTACAGGAGTAAATAAAATAGAGAACTTATTATTTTTTACGGATAACTATAATGCTCCAAGAGTAATAAATATAAATAGAAATTATGCTGTGCCATCAGGTGCTCCATTAACAGATGCAGGCGGTATTGCAGCAGCATTGCTACTTGAAGAGTCACTACTTGTTATTAAGAAGCCACCTACTGAGTCCCCAACGGTTCAGTTATTAAATACTGTTGGTCAACAAAACTTTTTAGAACAGAGGTTTATATCATTTGCTTATAGGTATTTATATGCTGATGGAGAGTATTCAGCTACTTCGCAGTGGTCTGATATTGCTTTTGCTCCAAATGGATTTGAGGTAACTGTAGAGGCATACTTGAATGAAGGAATGATAAACTCATTTAATGCTTGTAAAGTAACTTACTATACAGGAAACTCTCTTGTTGTTGGTATAGATTTATTATTTAAGCAATCAGAAAGCAATATAATTAAGATAATTGAAAAACAAAATAAGCAAGTCCTAGGAATACCCAATAATATATATACATCAATAAGCTTTGATAATAGTAAGATATTTACTACTCTTCCTGAGTCTGAGTTATTAAGGTTATATGACAATGTCCCAAGATTTGCTCAAGCACAAACCCTTATGGGTAATAGGCTAATGTATGGCAATTATATTGAAGGATATGACTTAGTAACTTCACTTGGAAACCCTGTTCAATTTACTTATGAGACAGCGTTAATTCAAGAGGAAATAGGACTTGACTCATTAGTAACATCAAAACAATCATCAACATATCTTATTGATGGAGGTCATGTAGTTCCATTTTCAATCTTAAGAATAGACTTTGCTAACTTAGTTCCATATGCATCTAATTTAATATCAGGAGCTTCTATTGGAATTAGTATTGAGTTTTCACATGAAAGTTTTACAGGTAGTCCTTCATTGATAGGAACAACGCCTAACACCTCTTTTTCAGAAACATTTTTTTTAACATCAAATTATAGCAGTCCGTATGATTTAGCACAAAGTGTTGAGTTCCAAGATTGGATTGGTACGGTTGCTAATATACTTCCTGTGTATGACCCTATTCCTGCGAATCCAACATCTTGCGATGGGTATACATTTACCGATAAATTCAATTGTTTAACACCTACTAATTTAGCTGCAAATTTTGAAAAGAGAGCAGCAGGTATTGATGCTGTAGGTGAACCAATAAAAATAATATCAAGTAATCTAAACAGCTATATCGACTTGCAGATAGTTGCTACTCAATATGAGGACACCACTAGCCTTGGTACTTATGGATATGAATATTATCAGATAACAAATGAAGCCGCTACATTTTCAAAGGTTGGGCAAATAAGAAGTTTGCATAGCAATAGAGGATATGAGGTGGGAATAGTTTATATGGATGATTTCCTTCGTTCATCAACAGCTCTTGTTTCAGTAGATAATACTGTTTACACTCCTTGTTCTTCATCTGTAAATCAAAACTCAATAAGAGTAACTATACCGACTTCACAAGTAGCTCCATATTGGGCAACTAGATATAAGTTTGTAATAAAGCCTGACCAAGAAGGGTATCAAACAGTATACTCAACATTACTTTATATAGATAGCGCCAATAATAACTTATATTGGTTTTTACTTGAGGGAGAAAATCAACAAAAGGTTGAGGTAGGTGATAGACTTATTGTAAAAAAAGAC